GCCTTGAACAGCAGGCATATGATGACAACGGCGAGCCGGATAAAACAACCGGCTTTGACCACATGAACGAGGCATTTTCTTATTTTATCGCTTATGAAATGCCGATCATTCGGCCAATGAGCAGATTGAAAATCGTCGGAATGTAAGGAGAAAACATGGAAACGAAAAGTCAAGTCAGCAAGACGCACCCCGAATATGACGCAACGGCCACAAAATGGCAGCGCTGCCGTGATACCGTCGCCGGGAACGACGCGGTAAAGGCCGCCGGAACGCGATATTTGCCGTCACTGAAGGATCAAACGACCGGGGACTATGAGGCGTATAAGACCCGCGCAAAATGGTTTGGGGCAACGTGGCGCACGATTCAGGCGCTGACCGGGATGCTGTTTCGCCGCCCGCCGGTCGTTGAAACATCCGAGAGCGTCAACGCCCTTCTGGAAGACGTAACCATGTCAGGCGTTTCGTTTATTACCTTCGCCCAACAGATTGCGATGGAAACATTGACCACGGGCCGCGTGGGGATCCTCGTTGACTACCCGTCGCAATCCACCGAGGGGATGACCGCAGCCGAAGCCGCAAAGCTGAATCTTCGTCCTGTCATGCAACGGTATGAGGCTGAAAATATCATCAACTGGAAAACCGCGTGGATCGGAAATAAGACCGTCTTGACGCTGGTGGTGCTGACCGAGGAAGCCGCGCTGGAAGGCAACGAGTTTGAGCATAAGACCGAAACGCGTTACAGGGTGCTTGACCTCTTTAATGGCGCTTACCGCGTCCGGGTGTTCCGGATCGACGACAAGGGTGAGGATGAACAGGTGGGCGGCGATATATTCCCGGTCATGTCCGGCAAGCCGCTTGATTTCATCCCGTTTTTCTTCCTGGGCGTTGATGACACGACGCCGCAGCTTGACCTTCCGCCATTTCTCGATTTGGTTGATCTTAATCTTGACCACTACCGCATGAGCGCGGATCATAAGCATGGCCTCCACTTCACCGGCCTGCCCACGGGCGTTATTACCGGCTACCGGCCCGAAAACGAGAACGACAAGCTCTATGTCGGCGCGGCGCATTTCCTTGTGCTGCCAGATCCGCAGGCGAAGGCGTCATTCCTCGAATACACCGGACAGGGGCTGTCGGCTATTGTCGAAGAGTTGGAACGGACAGAGGCGCAAATGGCTATTCTCGGAGCGAGGCTGTTGACCGCAGAAAAGAAGGCCACGGAAACTTCACAGACGGCGCAAATCCACCGGGCCGGGGAAAGCTCCGTGCTGTCCTCGATTGCGTCCACGATTAGCCGGGCGCTGACACAGGCCTTGACGCTGTTCAGCAAATGGGCGGGTTCAGATAACGAATGCACCGTGGAATTGAATCAAGAGTTTTTGCCGCCGGAAATGACCCCGCAGGAATTCACCGCGCTCGTTTCCGCATGGCAAATAGGGGCAATCTCCATGCAGGTGCTTTTTGATCAGCTACAGAAAAAAGAGGTCATTGCCAGCGACTTGACTCTTGAGGAAATGCAGGCGCAAATAGGGAGCGAGGGTCCAAAAAGACCGGACGAAAATTATTTATAATAGTTCCTTGACTATTCGTTTCTTTAGTAGTATAAAAAGACTATGAAATCAAATCTTAATTCGTCCGGCATTTATGCGATCCAAAACACCGTGAACGGCAAGGTTTACATCGGCAGCTCCGTGAACCTTCGCAAGCGAAAAGCGCAGCACTGGCTTGCTTTGGGCAAGGGAACACACAAGAATAAGATATTGCAAAACGCATGGAATAAGCATGGTTCTGATGGGTTCAGGTTCGTTATTCTTGAGCATTGCCCTATTGAACAACTTCTTTACCGCGAACAATTTTATTTAGACCAATGCTCGCAATACAACATTTGCCCGACAGCCGGGAACACGCTCGGGATGAAACACACACCAGAGGCGCGGGCGAAGATTGTAGAGGCAAAGAAACATTTAAGCCCTGAAACTTACGCGAGAATGTCCGCAGCGCATAAAGGCAAACAGGTAGGGGATAAAAACCCAAATTTTGGCCGTAAGCACACTCCTGAAGCCCTTGCAAAGATAGGTGCGGCGTCACTTGGAAGGGTTACGTTTTCAGGAAAAAAGCACACCGAAGAGACAAAGAAAAAAATCTCAGCACGAAAAATAGGCGTGAAATTGTCCGATGAAACGAGAGCTAAAATGTCAGCATCCCACATGGGAGTGAAGCATAGCCCGGAAGCAGCTGCAAAGACGGCGGCGGCGCTCAAGGGGCGCAAGTTTTCAGATGAGCACAGGGCAAGAATCGCGGCAGCGGCAAAAGGGAGGAAGTGGTCTGATGGGCAGCGGGAGAAAAGGAGGCTGTATTCCCATTCCCCGGAGACGTTGGCGAAAATGTCCATCTCGATGAAAGGGAAGATACCACATAACAAGGGCGTGAGTGGGGCCTATCGCCACTCTACGGAAACAAGGGCGATAATGTCAATCAAGATTAAGGCGGCTTTGGCAGCACGGAGGGCGGCTGCATGAATAAGACAGAACTTGCTTTCGTTGATAAGCTCATCTCTCAGCAAATATCGCTTTTCCGTCTTGCCGCTGGTGAACGTAAACGCTTTTTTGATATCCTGCTCCAAGCGCAGAAGGAACTAAAAACAAAACTTTTTACCGATCTTTCCGATTACGGGAAAGCCCAGGTCAAGAAAACGCTGGATCAATGCACAGCGATTATCAACGCCGCCTATGGAGGGATGCAGGCCGAGCTTGATCTGTCCGGGGTGGCGCAGCACGAAGCGGCGGCAACCGCTAAATCATTCACCGCCATAGGCATCGATGCAGCCATGCCAACGGCGGCGGTCATGAAAGCCCTTGTTTCCGAAACGCTGTTGTCCGGGGCTCCCTTGTCCGCATGGTGGGCCAAGCAGGGCGATGATCTTTCTTTTCGCTTCACTTCCGCCGTCCGTCAAGGTGTGGTTCAAAATGAAAACCTGCAACAAATAATCCGGCGTGTGTTTGGATCGGCGCGGCTCGGCCTTCCAGGGATCGGCTTCCCCGCTGAAACCCTCCGGCGCAATGCGTCAACCCTCGTTCATGATTCAATTATGCAGATCGCCGGAGATGCTCGAATGGCGACGTATAAGGCAAACAGTGACATCATGAAGGGCTACAGGCACCTGAGCACGCTTGATTCTCACACAAGTCTGGGGTGTGTAGCGCGATCCGGGGCGCAATGGGATATGAATTTCAGGCCGGTAAACGGGACAACGCTCCCCTTTGCACAAACTCCTATTCACCCAAATTGCCGCAGTATGATCATGCCCCGGCTCTTGACCTACCGGGAACTCGGCCTTGACCGTGACGAGATCCCCGTGGGCACCCGCGCCAGCGATGAGGGGCAGGTGCGGGCGGACATCACCATGACGGAGTGGTTGAAATCCAAACCGAAGGCATACGTTGACGACCTGCTTGGCCCCGGACGGGCAAAGCTATTTCAGGACGGAAAAATCACCTTGCGGCAACTGGTGGACGGTTCAGGGCGTGAATTGACGCTGGAAGAGCTGAAGGCTTTGTGACGGGGCCCTGAAAATAATTAAAAAAAGTTCTTGACAACACTTTTTCAGGCGCTATACTTAACAACAAATGGCTGGTAAAGCCAGCTGCAACGGGGTGAAGCCCCACAAGGAGGGAGGTTAAGAATGGCTTTTGATCCAAACGATCCCGACACTAAAGCGGCGCTGAAGGCGGCCATTGATGAGGCGGTGGCCGGTCTCCAAACCAAGAACACAGAACTGCTGGCCAAGCTGAAGAAGGCCCAGAAGGACGCCACAATCGACCCGGCAGACCACGCGGCGCTTCAGGCCGAATTGGACGCAACGCAGGCAAAGCTCGCGGAGGCGGTCAAAGCGGCGAAGGCGGCGAACACCGAGGCGGAAAAGTTCAAAAAGACGTACGAGACCGAGGCCCAGGTGGCCCACAAGTTGCTCGTTGACAACGGATTGACTGAAGCCCTTTTGAAAGCAGGCGTCAAGCCAGAGTATCAGAAGGCTGCAAAGGCCCTCCTCTCCGGACAGGTGGCGCTGGTCGCTGATGGCGACAACCGCATTGCCAAGGTAGGAGACAAGGCCCTGGCCGATTTCATTGGGGAATGGGCGAAGGGCGACGAGGGGAAGCATTTTGTGGCAGCAATCCCGAACGGCGGCGGTGGCGCTCCCGGTGGCGGTTCAGGCGCAGGGGAGAAAAAGATCATGACGAGATCCGCCTTTGACGCCCTAGACATGACCGCAAAGGCCGATTTCTCCAAGGCGGGCGGTGTCCTGACGGACTAAACAGCATTCTTTCACAATTTAACCGTCCCTGATGGGGGCGGCGGTAAAAACGGTAATGCCGGACTTGATGAGTCAAAACACTTCATTTCGTCCGGCTTTTTTATTGTCAAAAAGAAAGACTCAGAAAAGGAGAAAATACAATGGGATCAACACCGAACACCTTAACGAACCTGATTCCCACCCTTTACCTCGCGCTCGATGTCGTATCGCGGGAACTGGTGGGCTTCATCCCCTCGGTAACCAGAGACAGCCAGCTTGCCCGCGCAGCCGTCGGACAGACCGTCCGGTCACTCGTGGCCCCGGCGGCCACAGCGGGCAACATCAGCCCGAACGTCACGCCTCCCGATGATGGCGAGCAGACCATCGGGAACATCTCCCTCGCCATCACGAAGGCGCGGCGCGTGCCTATCCGTTGGCAGGGCGAGGAATCGCTCCAGATGAACAGCCCCGGCGGCGTTGGCGTATCTGCCATCATGCGCGATCAGTTCGCCCAGGCCATGCGGACACTGTGCAACGAGGTCGAGGCAGATCTTGCAGGACTATACCTGTATGGCTCCCGCGCGATCGTCCCGAATGACACCACGCTGTTCAAAACCAACCTTGCGGATTCCGCGAACGTCCTGAAGATCCTCAAGGACAATGGCGCTCCGACCTCAGAACTCAAGATGGTTGTGGGCACCACGGAAGGCGCGGCCCTCCGCTCTCAGGCAACGCTTTCATCCGTTCTCCCCGCGGGGCAGGACATGGCTACCCAGGGCATCCTGATTAACGCCTCCGGTTTCCAGATTCGCGAGTCCGCACAGATTCAGAGTCCCGCTATCGGGACCATCACGACCGGGTCAACCGTTGATACCGCCGCTTATGCCGTAGGAGCCACTACCCTGACGCTTGCGAGCGCCGGCTCCGGTTCCATCGTAGCCGGAGACGTTATCAGCATCGCGACCGACCCGAACTATTACGTCGTGGCCACCGGGGACACCCAGACCTCCAACGGCGGCACCATCGTCCTGGCTGCTCCGGGCCTCCGGCAGACCATCGCGGATAATACCTCCCCGGCGATTACGGTCTATAAAAAGAGCAACCGCAGCATGGCGTTTGCGCGGTCTGCAATCGTTCTGGCAACCCGTATGCCCGCGTTGCCTGAAGGCGGCGACATGGCGGTAGATCGCACCACGATTACGGATCCCCGAAGCGGCCTTTCCTTTGAAGTGGCAAAGTACCTCCAGTACAGACAGGTCCAGTACGAAATCTCCCTGGCCTGGGGCGTCGCGGCGGTCAAGACAGAGCATATCGCTCTCATGTGCGGATAAGTTTAATCAGGCAACACGGGATAAGCGATAGGGGTGGGCTTCGACCCACCCCACACCCCCAAACGGAGAGCGTTGTCAATGTCTTACCTTGAATTTGTCGGAACGATGCTGTGCTTTGCCGGTCTGGTCCTCGGAGGCGTCAAGTCGATGCTGAACGGGATGGAGGACAGGACCGCGAAGGAGGTTGAGGACGTTTGGGACCGCGTTAACAACCATTATCACGAAATCCAGTGCGGGAACAAGGATTGCACGGCCCTCCATACCGGGAACGTGATTATTCCCAGGGGGGGCAAATGAGCCGCAAGGTAGAAGATCTCACTCATGACATGCAGGAAAAATTCCACGCCTTCAAGTTAGGGATGCGCGAGGCCGGCATTGATTTCATCCTTACCTGCACCCGGCGCACTCAGGAGGAACAAAACGACCTCTATGAGCAGGGGAGATCGAAGCCCGGGCCGGTTGTCACATGGACCCGCAAAAGCAAGCACATCGAAGGCAAGGCCTTTGACATCGTGATCATGAAAAACGGCAAACCGGATTGGAACGTGACAGACCCGGACTGGACACGTGCCGGGGAGATAGGCCGTCGGGCTGGCCTTAATTGGGGCGGATCATGGGCCAAAAGCAAGGACTTCCCGCATTTTGAGCTCAAAGAGGCGTGATGGTTGACATGGACCTGACACCGAGACGGATGGCTGCATTATGGCTCAGATGCTACCTGGGCTTCATCCGCTCATGGATCACAGCCCTGGAGCTGGATAGTCTCAGCATGGGAAATGCCAAGATGACGGATTATCACGATATTGCAAATGACCGGCGCAAACATGGCGTCAACGGACGAAGGCAATCGGACTATTGGGAGCGATTTGACGATACGGAAAGGCAGCTTGGAAAAATATGATCACCCGCGGATTCCTTAACGAACTGAGCGCAACGGAGATAGGGGAATATGACGGGCGGGCCGTCTTAAAACTCAACCCCCATCTCGATTTCCGTCTTGATAGGGACAGGATCATCCGCAGTCCGTCCGGGTTTGAGACGGATTTGGGGAGCGTCCCCCGATTGCCTGTTGTCTGGTGGCTATGGGGAGATCGGGCTCATAGAGAATGCGTTCTGCATGATTACTGCTATCGTAAGGATGCGGTAGTGCTGTGGGCAGATGGTAAGATGACGCCGATTACAAGGGCTGACGCAGACTGGTATTTCCGCCTTGCCATGATTTCCCGGGGACAACCATACTGGATCTATCAGCCCATGTATCTGGCCGTGCGGATCTTCGGCGGATCGTCGTTTCGAAAGATGAAGGTGACGGATCATTTTGTGTAGCAGACAGGAGGTTTTTAACGATGGGTGAATTTATAGAAATCAATGGCGTCCGGCGGGAAGTGGTCCGAGTGAGGAGCGCGAACCAGACCCATGCCGGATACTATACGACCTACCGGGACCAGATGCAGCCCGGGGATGAGGAGTATTTTGAGGCGCAGGAATGTGAACTCGCCGAAGAATTGGGAGAAGGGATCCAAGTCGACGCGGGAGACCCTCCCCTTGAGCCCGTGAAAGAGAAAAGGAAGGTGAAAAAATGAATGCGAACGAGCAACAGACATACAATCTCCCTGCCGGGCAGGTCCTGACGATCACCGCGCCTTCCGGTTCAACGGGATCAGTCGTGCGCCTCCCACGCTCGCCCGGCGGAGGAGATCCCCAAAGCATCACGGCGATTGCCGGCGCCAACCTCACCTTCGGCCCTTATGCAGCGACGGAACGCTTTGAGATTATCTGCACGGCGGGGACTTTGACCATTGCGACGGCCTTCCCTGATCCCGCGACACTCGCCACTGATATTGAGGTTGCGGCTGTTGTGGCGGCTCTCTTAACAGGCAC